ATATAGTCGATGTAAAGAGAAGCAGCAACAAGGGATTGTTGGTAGGCAGTGGTGACTTGGGAATTGGCACCGGCAGATGGGTTAAGAGTTCCAACAGCCCATAAACATTCACCTAGAGGACGGATATCTAAGTTGAATTTAACTTCGTGATATTGAAGGGCAATAAGTGGTAATGCTAGACCAGGATTCTGGCAAAACCAGAATTGAAGAGGAATGTAAAGGGTGGTTTCAGGAAGAGCGTTTCTTGGGGCGCAAACTTGTCCTGGACCTGAACCAGCAGAACATGGTCCGTTGATGGCAGCGAAGGTTGGGTCGGTGATATAAGTTAATTGGGTGGTGTGTCCAATCATCTTGAAATATCCGCGTTTTTGTTCTTCGGTCATGGTTAATTGGGTCCAGATGTGCATCCAATCTCCGTATTGACGGTCAATGCGTTGACCTCCAATTTCAACTTCAACTTGGGAAATCATTTGTTCTCCAATGTAATCTAACCAACGGGCATAGACGGATAAACCAGTAGCAGCCATAGATTGGTTGATTTCAGGAAGGGTGGTCTGTAAGTAAGTGCGGTACATTAAATCTCCGTTTCTGGAGACAATGGCAGTTACACGACGACCGAAATCAGCTTGGCCTTGGAAAGTTTGTTCAATACTTTCCATAGCGAAGTTGGTGTGTCTGCGGAAACTAACTTTCCAGAAGGTGATATCTGGGTTGCCTGTTAAGGCTTGGTCTTGAACACCATAAGCGACGATTTGCATAAGAGCACCAGCCATTTTTGTAGTATTTGTTTGAGCGAAAAACTAAAGACAAATATATTCTGACATAAGATTTTTGCTAAACCTTTTTGGCTTTCCGTTCCTTTTTTTCCCAATTTCCGTTTCTACCTCCATTCCTAGTTTTTGTCATTAAGGGGCTGTGGATTATTATTATAACCTATCATGAAAACTTCTATCGACCCCCCGAAAACTCCCGTCGCTAGATAGGCCTTTTCAAGCAAGTGCGTTTGAATTTGGGAAAAAAGGAATTTTAGGCGTTTTGGGAATTTGTCGGAACAATGGTTTTAGAAAGGATATAGAATCTATTGGTAGATATAGGGTATCAAAACGTTTTTCGTAAAATTCCCAAATATATTTCAATAACGCGTTTTATTTGAACTTTTTATTTTCTTTTTATTTAGGCATTTTGCACCCAAATTTTTTCCACAATTTTCCACCTAAAAAAATATAAATCGAATCCTGAAACCAATTATTACGAAAAATGTCTTCCAATAAAAATTCGCCCAAAATAGTATTGGATGAAATTTATCCATTACCCATTCCATTACCCCCGCCTCCGATAACCAGGAAAAAGAAAAAACCACCAATCCCGCCCCAATATACCATTAAATCCATTGACGAAAAACATAATGAAATCATGTCGCAATTTGGTGAAATGGATGAAACGCAAATACCAGAATGGAAGAAGAGATATCAAATATTGAAGAAAAAGATACATTATTATGTTCCAGAATGGGATGGGAAAACGGGGGTATCTGTCTTTGCCTTAGAAAACCATAAATTACAAGAAAAGGTGTATGCGTGGAAAGAGGAAATGGATAAAATACGAGAACAAATCAAAGAATACGAAAATAATAAAAAGAAATATATCATTGACAATGCGGATTTTATCTTTAAATATTTTGAAGATAAAAAACAAATCTCTTCAGTAACCAAAATCCCCCCCTCAAAATCATCCGACAAAGAAGAAAAGGAAAATGGCAGTGGAATAATCGAGGAGGAAAGTAAAAATCGGAAATTATTGAATGATTTTTTCAATATTCAGAAACGGAAAAAGGGGGGTGAAAAAATAAACATGGAAATGGGAGAAGATTCATTGGGTGGCGGAGGAGGGGCTGTGGAAAAATCTTCTACTACCCAGAAACGCAAAATGCATACCTATTGGAAAAATGTGTGCGATGAAATTCCCAATTTACAGGAATACGCACTTTCGGCGGAAATATGTACCAATTGTGGCAAGGGAGAATATATTATCAATGAAGAAGAGGGGACGTATAATTGCCATTTCTGTGGCCATTTTATTTTACAATATGTCAATACCCCCAAACATTTCAATAACGAGGCACCGGGGGAAGTGACCTATACTACCTATGACCGCCTGATACATTTCAAAGAAATTCTGTCGCAATTCCAGGCCAAAGAGACGACCAAAATCCCGGAAGAAATGGTGAAAAATATTGCCAACCGAATACGCAAAGAACGTATCAAAGATATTTCGGAAATTGATTATGATAAAATGCGGGATATTTTGCGGACCTTGGGATACAATCATTATTTCGAACATATTCAATTAATTAATTCGATTTTCGGGATTGAACCTCCGCAAATGGACAAGGAATTATATGATACGTTATGTGTGCTTTTTATGGAAACCCGGAAACCATGGGCGCTTTATTGCCCCCCGAATCGCACCAATTTTTTCAATTACACCTATGTCCTATATCAGCTATGTGTGTTATTGGGACAATATCAATATTTACCTTTTATTCCGATGATGAAAGACCCGAAAAAGCGTTTAAATATGGATGTGATTTGGAAACAATTATGCGAACATTTGGATTGGGAATATATTGCTTCGCCGAATTAGTTTTGGTTGGGGTTAGGGAGATATTTGATGTGGTTGTTCAAAGATTGAAATATATATTCCGAATATATATTTCGTTGTGTCTAATCTAATTAACGCATAATGGCCTTTTCATTTTCTTGTAATAGAGTTTTATTCAACCCTTCGATAGGAAGAAATGCGCTTTTTTTGCTTTGAAATAAATTAATATAATCTTTCAATAGTGTATTTGTTCTATAAAATAAAAAGGGCATAAATTGGACATTATGATAGACGGCTAATTCCATAATTTGTTGAATATTTGGTTGTATATTTAATAATGTATCGGGAAGGGCCATATTGAATTTTGTGATGGTATTTGTATTTTTATTTGGTATATTTTCGGGAGTAGAATCCAACAATATTTTAAAAGGATACATCATGAGTCCAGATTTATCTCCTACGACAAGATTGGTAATTTTAGATAATTCTGATTTTTTGAAGATATCCAATGGAAAAGCGGTTACATCGACTAATAAAATAACTTTGTTTTTCAAATCTTGTAGATTTGTAGTGGTATCTAAAGTATAAATGGTATTCGTTTGAGTAGAATATTGCAAACCTTTAATCGTAAATCCAACTTGTTCTGCAATTTTATTTAAAAATTCTACGGTTACATTTAAAGGGTTATCTGTATTTTTATTTAAAAAACTTATCACATCATCTTTATTGACGACTGTATTTCCAAAACGTAATTGAATAAATAAAGGGTCTTCGTAATTATTTAACGTATAATTTTGCGAACTTGAACCAGCACAATCATAATTTATGGTAATATATTTTTGAAAGGCATTATTTACACATGTTTGAACGGCCATATTCAAAGGAATCGAATTGGTTGAAAGGTCATTTGTAAAATTAGGACAAATCATAGGTTCTCCGCTTACATCCGTAATTGGTAAATCCACCATTCGACAACCCGTAGTTAATACATTTAATATTTGCTGAGTACTTACAAATTTTCCAGAACATGCAGTATTCCAAGAAGAAAAAATATGGTATTGAGATAAGGGTAGAGTTCCATTATTATTATCAATCATTAAAGTTGTATCTGCAATTATAGGAGCAGTCATTTTTTGGGATTCCGAACATTTGGTTAAATCTGAATACAAAATACCATAAAATAAAACAATGAGTATTAATAAAATAACGAATAAAATGACATAGGTAATATTATTCATTGTGTTTTAACTAAATTATCTTTTGTTCTTTATATATTCCTGTTTTTTTTAGATTTTTCTAAAAAAAACTTTTATCTCTTATAATTTTTATTTATTTTCTATTTTTTGTTGTTTTCGATTTGGAAGAAGAACGTTTTTTTCCTCCACGCATTAAATTATTTTTACATCCACAATCTCCGCCTTTTACTTTTTTCATTTTTTTCATTTTTTTCATTGTGGAATTTTTACTAGAACATCGTTTTCTAGCACCTCCGACGCCTTTGGACTGATAGGCTCCAGGAAATATATTATAACCATTGGATTCTGTACTGGCGGTTTGTTGAAACGTATTACTGGAATTATAAGAAGACATTTTGATTATAAGGGTTATATATTATGTATATTTTCTAAAATTTGGTTTTGGGGGGTTGTGGAATTTATTGGATTTTAGAATGGCCAAGGTATCTATACAAATGACGCTTTCAATTGGGCATTGAGGAATAAAAGATACCGGTACCCATTTCCTAAACTTACTGGAAAAAGAACATTCAAAATATTTGTCGGTTGGAGGGGCAATAGGTTGTTCTTCTTCATCATCGCTTTCTTCGATTTGGTCTAAATGATTGGACTGCATATTACGACAATGATAATTCAATAATTTACTTGTATCATAATCGAAAATTCCTGCATATCCACAGGAAACCCATTCGCCTGGATTTGATTGGGGGGTATTGGATAAACGCGCGTAGATAGAATATACATCACATTGTTCTTCGGGAATAATTTTGAAAATGGCTCTTTGTTTATAGACTGGGTTTTGGTATTGGAATATCCATTCAGATTTTTGGGGAGGAACGTCGGTAGGACGAGATGTTCCTCCTGTTGGAACCAATTTGGAAGAAGAAGATGTATCAGAAGGTGTATCAAAAGGTGTATCAGAAGGTGTTGGACAATCAGATAATGCATAATAAGGGGAAATATTTGTCAGATTTCTTAATTGCCAATGATGTATTTTGTAAAAAGGAGTTTGAGGATTTTCTTTCCTACCTCGCATATTGGCCAATACAAACATCAATTTCTTTTTCGATGAAGAATTCGGAATGATTTTGGAGGAGGTTGGTGGCACAAATTGCTGGAAAAAGGTGACTAAATATTGGAGTCTTTCTTGGAATATGCTTTTGGAAAGGGAAATGCCCTGGAAATAAAACATATCATCGGCGACAAAATATTCGGGCGCTTTTTGGTTATTTTTCGAGGGATGATTTAAATAAACCAAGGTGCCTGAAATCAAGGTGCCATAAAAAGGTTTGGGAGATTCAGAAAGAGCAAGTCCGAGGAGAGAAACTTCGGTCCATTCAGGCTGGGTTTTGAAATTTCTGGGAACTAAATAACAAGCATCTTCACCTTGTTGATTTGTACAAAACCATAAATACGATTTTTTGCCATTGGGTATAGCGACGACGACTTCTTTTTCTTCATGTCCAGAAAAAGAAGTCTTGTGGTTGGTTGATGCTGGAATTTCCGATATTGGTAAATAATCTCTCATTGGAAAACGTATAGAATCCATTTATGTATTCACAATCTTGTTTCGAAATAATTACGTGGGGAATTTGGGGTAGAAAGGGGTTCTAGGTTATTATTTGTGATTTTTGTTTATATAGATTTCAATTTTGGGCGGGGGTGCGCGCGGGGTCGCAGTGCGCGCGTTCAACCCTGGTCGGAATATTGGATAATGCGTTCATTGGCATCGGAACTATTATCACGTGCATCGGGGCGTTGTTTTCCTAAACTGGGGGTAAAACAATACCAAATGTCCTTCACCTGTAATAATTTCCATACTTGGTCATTGGCGTAATGCCAATGTTCCCCCGTTAGTTGTAATTGAATATACGCGTCTTCAAATAGGTCGATTAATTTGTCATAATAATGACCTGAAACCAAATAGGAAGAAGCGGTCTGACTTTCCACGACACGGTAGATATTGGGATAGAGAGTGATTTGTAATGGTGGAAATGGGGTTTGTTTATGGATATAGGATGCCAAAGCAACATCGACTTTGGGGGTTTTGAAGAATAATTGTTGTAGATAATCTTCAATGGTTGATTTGTCAGCGGTGAATGTGAAATCGTCTTCGAAAATCCATGCATTTTTATAATTCATTTTACGTGCCCATTTGAGGGCTTGGATATGGGAATCCATACATCCGATGCCATTGGTTGGATTATAAGTTGCGGAAATACGTGTGATTTTTTCGGGGGGAATGCCGAGTTTAGCGAATTCTTCTTCCATTTGTGCTTTACGGTCCGCGCGTTTATCCAAATTGATGTAAATAAAATGGTCGATTTTTTCCATTTCTCGGGAGGTTGTGTTTGTAGGTGGGCTAGGGGTTATGGATTTATATTTTGATATTTTTATATTATTTGGTGGTGTCGAGTTGGTCGTGGAATTATTCTGAGGCCATAAATTCGGTGAAATTGGTAATAAAATAAACACATAGCCCAAACAGTGCGGCAATCAGGAAAAGTCCGTTGTAGTTAAACTGTCCGTCTTCTTGGGTAATGGGGAGGAATCCGATTTTTTTATATAAAAAATGTTGGAAAACGGGCATTTGAAAGACGAAATATAGAAGCGCCACTAAAAGGGGGAACTGGATGGTTTGGAGG